GTTCACTGGAATAGTGAACGTATTTGTAAAGTCACCAGTTCTAGTTGTTAAGCTAGTTATATCTGAACTAAGAATGGTTAAACCTATTCTTGTTCTATTTGATAATTCTAAAGATACATTGTTGACTATTATCTCAATCATTGACCTTGTATGTTAACTTTTGGTAATTCAATAGTAAATGACATTGTAGCACTTGTTTGATTAGTAGCGTACAATTTAAAACTACCTACTTGAGGTCGTACATTTTGCCACGTTAAAGGGTTATCACTTACTAACATTTCTACATTAGCAGAATAAAGAACCGTTTTAACTCCTTCAATATCTTCAATGTCTAAGTTAGCGTACAATGTAATTGTAGGGGTTGCATTTCTTGAACTCTCTTCAAAGTACCCTCTTGAGTTTGTTATGTCATTAACGATAGGCTCAAAAGTATCATTAACCGAAGTGTTAAGTCCTTTGTCCTGAACCTTGCCAAACAACCAATATTCACGACCTCCATAAACATTTAACCAACTTAAATAAATAGGGTTGTCATAACATTCATGACTAACTTTAATTTGTTTTATTTCTGTTACTCTCATATTTTAATTCCTTTCACGTGTTACTGGTTTTGATGTGGGATTATATCTTTCAGTATATTCGTTTAGATCTTCTAAAGTGTGTTCTATTGTTTTTTTAAAAGGATCGAAAATTGTTCCAATTCCTGCCAGTGTACCTTTACCAGTTGATGGATTTTGAGTTGTAGCATCATTGGAAGCATCTAAATGTAAATCAATAGTTTTAACCGTTGAAGCGTACCCATCAGTTAATTTTAATCTATTTACAAAACCTCTACCATTAGTTAATAAATCAGTATTTGTTGGCGTTCCGTTAATTGTTTCAACTCTTGCAACTTGCTTATTAATTAAATTATCTGAATAGATAAATGAAATATCAAAAGGATAATTATTAAAGTACGTTGGTTTATCGAAAACACTTAAAAACTTTGCCTTGCTTACCCTACTATCGTTTAAAGTTGGAACAAACTCCCCAAAATTAAAATTGTTAGGGTCTTGAAGTTGTTTAGATCCGTTAACAAAGTAAAGATTGTCTGAAGTCAATAAAGTAGAAAATTTACCTATAAAGCCATCGTAAATCTCTCTTGTCTTAATGTTGTAAATTCCTCCTTGGTTATAAACCGGTTCATTTATCTTAGTGTAACTAGACTTGTTTTCATTAGTTACATTAGAACTAAGAACCTTTTGAATGTTAACCTTAGCATTGCCCCATACATCTGTTTTCGACCTCATAACTCCTGCTAACTCTAATCTTGAGTTTTTGATAGATTGATAAACAAAAGTCTCAATGTAGTATCCTTTCCTATCTACATTAACATAAGCTTTGTAATCAGTTATTTTGTTAGCATCAATTACATTTCTTAAATCAAAAAAAATAAACGAATAAGTATTAGTTGAACTTGGAAAAATCCTATCCACTACTAATTTAAACGACCTTTTTTTTTCTTCGGGACCACAAAGAAAAGTAACCGTGTCACCTGCTGAAATTCCTGAAGTTGTTAAAATCCTAAACCATGTTAAACCATTTTTTACGCCACCTTTAGATATGATGCTGTAATCTTTACGCTTTACCTCAAATTCAACTGGTTGATGAATACCTACCCACTTAGAAGTATTAGAAGTGTCCCCTGTTATCTTAGTTATTGGTTTTGAAATTACGCTTATCATGTCCTTGCTATCGTTGTTATTTGAGTGAAATAATAGTCTGAAATTAAAGATAGTAATTTTTCTTCTTTATCAACTGTCAAAATGTTATCAAATATTCTGTTTCCTCCTCCTCTCTGATAAAGCAATGTACCTCGTTTATGAATGATCTTTGAAATTGCCCAACTTAAAGATTCCTGAGTCATGTTTGGTTTATCAGGTTGTATTGACTTTCTTCTTATCCAGTCTAAAATAACCATTTGTAAAGTTGGATTTCCTTTTGCAGCTCCTGGACTTGTTGGTTTTCTACCGTCAATTAAAACACGAATGTAAGGACTTGCATAGATAGTAAATGAATAGTCTTTAACCTCACTTTCTATGGTAGGTGCAAAGCTACCAACTACTTGTTTTATTTGTGGCTCTACCTCATCAATGAAGCGTTGAAATATTTCTTTAAGCGAAGACAAACCAGCTAATTATTGCACCAATTAATAACCATTGTAATACAGTGTAAACAATCTTTGAACGCTTTAAATAACGCTTATCTTGAATTTCAATACTTGCTTTCTCAACTCTATCCATTACCACACTCATCTTTGCTTTGTCGTTTAATCTTCTCAACATCGCTCTTTTCTGTTGTCTACTTAACCGCATACGCTATCTGTATTTTTCATTTCAAAACTAAAAGGCATCATTACGCCACTAATATCGGAATCGAATAAATGCTCAATCTCAGGACAAATATCCACTACTAAATTTTTAACATTACTATTATTGTCTAAAAGTAAATGTAATTCTCTTTGCGCTAATAACGCTTTCTCGTAGATACTATTCTTTTGAGCTTCTGTATTCTCAAAACTATCTTTAAACAATATCAAAACATTACAGTAGTATGTTTGTTTAAAATGACCACCTGTTACAATTTCAGGTTTAATTTTAAAAGGTCTAGTTAAAAACACCACAGGTAAAATAGCATCGTCACTAATTGTATTTTGAATGTCGCTAGATGTCGAATAAAAAGTATAGCTTTCACCATTACTTGTCATTTGTGCAACTAACCCACTTAATAAACTTTCTACTGTCATTTTTTATTCTGTATTACTTTAGAGTACCTTTCTTCAAATTTACTACTAATATTTGATTTTAACAATATTAGAAAAACCAAATTATAAGGAAGTTGCTCAACCTCTGCATGAGTGTAATTATACTTTTGTGCAATATTATCAATCGTATTAAAATGCCCTAACTTATCAAATTCATCAACTCCAGCTAATTGTTGCTCGTATGTTACACTAGATTTAAGCAACTCAATTTCTTTGGTTAGTATCTCTTTAACTTGGTTAGTTATAAAATTAAAGTTCCCGAAAACATCATAGCAATTATGATCACTTACATCAACATTGGAGTATATTTTAATCGTTTCAATAATATTGTTTTCTGCTATTGCATCGACTACATTTATCTTCTTCTCAAATGAATGTTCCCCAATATCAATTGGAAGCGTTGTAGTGTCATTTATATAATCGTTTAGCTCAATACTATCAGTGTCATCTTTTAAGAACTCTAAAGCGTTTAAAATTGGCTCTATGTCAATCGTAGCTAGTTCAAAGTCATTAAGACCTGTCAACTTCTTTACCTGCTCAATAGGACTTTCAATATTTGTTAATTCTAAATATTCTTTAAAAGTTAAGTCTAACCAACTATTAGGAACATTGAAAGACTTTAATTTAGTTTTGAATGTTATCATATTAATCTAAACTTTTTCTTCGTCGAAAATTCGTTTAATTGCTGGATTTAAAATGAAATAAGATACAACATCTTCAGCATTCCAATTATCACAATCTTGCATAGATAAGTCTTTTATTAATAACCCTGTATTACAAAAAACAGAATATCTAAAAAAACTATCTATATTTATTTTTTTAAAATCTTCTAAATTAATATTATGTAGCTTTAATAGTTCATTTGGTATTTTAAATTCTTTTTTCATAACCTTTTTTTTAATTGTTTTTACAAATATAATCATATTAATCTACTTCTTGGAGCTTTCGCTTTTGGTTTAGAGTTAAAGTAATATCTAACCGAATCAATCGTATGATTATAGTCATCAATAGGCTTATTTAGTGAGTTTCCCTCTCTATCAGTTGCCCAACTATACATCCTTAACTCTTTGATTAAATTAACGCTTCTATCGGTTACTAAGAACTCCTCTTGTTGCATCTTTTGAATACCGAACTTGATTGAATCAGCACCCTTAATAGCTCCTTGTATCTTCATTCCTAATCTACTTAATTCTGTTATAGATTTAGGCTCTGCACTATCTGCAATCGTTACAATAGAATTATCTAACTGTAATCTTTTAAACTCATTCCAAATGTCGCTATTTGTTAACCCTGTTTTGTAAAGCCTTTCGTTTAGTATGTACTTTTGATTATACTTGTAAATATCTACTATCGTAGTGGGGTCATTTGTAAATCCAAAGTCCATTCCACGACCTAATAATTCAGCTTCTTTAGGTAGTGTATCAATAGTTTCCCAGTTGTTAAATACTACTCCTTGGATAGAACCTATTTCTCCCAGTCCATATACTTGCCACCAATTCCACCAATAACCCTTTAAACCTTTTTGCTCTTCTAATTCTGCTTTACGTTTACGCTCTAGTAAGTCCTCTAGCGTTTCGGGCGGAATTGCTTCATTGTCTAAGTATGTCAACTTTAAGAACTCGCTGTTTTCTGATTTCAATATTTGAGTGTGTGCCCAAAATTCAGAATCAGCATTAAAGTCTAACCATGTTTCTTTTGAACGAATTATTAAAGCATCTGCAATCTCATAAGGCACATGATTTGCTTCGTTAAGAAATAGAATGTCACGTTTACCTCCCGACTTTGCTTTACCTACTGAATCAAATGATTTGAATTGAATCTTTGACCGGTTAAGAAGTGTATAAGTTAAAGTTGAAGCGTTCCAGCAATTATCACGCCACCTAAACTCATCGTACATAAAGTTTTTAAATATCTCTAAAGCACCCTCTTTTACTGCTGGTAGTGTTTCAGCTACTACTGTAACTTTAATTCTTTCAGTTGCTAAACATTTATCATAAAGTATTGGAATAATACCGTATGTTTTACCGCTTGAAGTTGCACCCTGAATAACTTTTTTACGAGCTTTCATCTTAAGCATCTTCTTTAATGAAGTAGTAACAGATAAAGGCATATTAGTTAATCAATATTAAATACTCTCGGCTCTTGTTTTATTTCAACTTCTTGACTTTCTTTAAGTCCATTTAACCTTTGAGTTATACTAGGGTTAAAGAATCCAAGTAACCCCCCTATTATTTGGTTTTCTCGTATTTCTTCCTTTATATGTGAACAGATACCAATAAAGTCATTGTAGTAACCATCTTGATTAGTAAAATATTGTTCTATTTCTCCATGATTTATTCTGCAATATCTTTTAAAACCTTCAAAGGTCAAAGGTACTTTTTGTGGATCTTCTACTCTTTCACCGTCTTTACCAACGTATGAAACTTTTAGCCATTCGTTTGCTTGTTGTTTTACGTTTTCTTTAAATTCGTTCCATACTTTCAATAAGTCGTCTGGTGACTTAAATAGTCTAGTAGGGTGTATGTTTCCATTCTTTGCCATGCTTTAAATATAATAATTATATTTCAAATAATAACACCTCCCACCTACCAATGTTATTTTGTTACAAGTCTATATGGTAACACCCGATGCCACGACAATTAGGTTATCTGCATTCCCTCAAATGAAAATCCTAATTCATTTTTGAGCCAGTTTTTTTTATATATTAAAAAGGGTTTTGATGTCTTATTGCTTTCGTACATCTCGTTCACGCAATAGGTCTT